TTGTTGCCCTAATTGACAATCTGAATCAGTGCGACGTAGAACAATTGGTAAGTAAAACGCAAGACTGTAACAGATACAATCAGAATCATGTAGTATCTGGTAAATTTTTTAATCAATGCCAACAGAAAAATAAAGAATCAATTGCCCAAATTTTTGATTTAATCCGTTGACTTTGTAAAATAATCGTGTATACTAGTAAAACTTAATCAGGAGAATCGAATGTCCAATAGTAGAATTTTTAGTGGTGCAGAACAGGCCAAACTTACTCAAGTGATCAACGAAGGCATGCAGGTCATGATGGAAATTGAAACACTTACCGGCGGCCTCAATGACACAGTCAAAGCCATTGCCGAAGAAATGGATATCAAACCCAACATTCTCAAGAAAGCCATCAAGCTGGCACATAAAAGTGAATTTGGTCGTGAACAACAAGATCACGAACTGTTAGAAACAATTCTAACCAGCGTAGGCAAGACACTATAAATATTGTTTTACAACAATCGAGTCGTTCCCGTAAGGAACATGAATCATGGCTAACCGGCCATAAACGGAGAAAAATTTGAGTTATGTAGATGCCTTATTTGATCGTGAACACGATCGTATTCATGTAGTTGAACGGAAAGACGGACGCAGAGTCTATCAGGAATATCCGGCCAACTACATTTTTTATTACGAGGATCCTCGTGGTAAATTTCAAAGTCTATTTGGGACCCCGGTCAGTAGATTCAGCACCCGCAACAACAAAGAGTTTCGCAAAGAAATTCGCATACAGAGCGGCAAGCAACTGTATGAAAGTGACATCAATCCAATCTTTCGTTGCCTTGAAGAAAACTACAAAGGTCAAGACGGCCCTAAGTTAAACGTAGCGTTCTTTGACATTGAAGTAGACTTTGATCCCGAGCGTGGCTTCAGTCCAACTACAGATCCATTCAATGCTATCACTGCTATATCAGTTTACCTAGGCTGGTTAGAACAAATGGTCACCCTGGTTGTTCCGCCCAAGCATATGAGTCGTGAGACCGCGGATGAAATTGCTAAAGAGTTTGAAAACTGCATTGTGTTTGAACGTGAAGATGAAATGTTAAAAACATTCTTGGATCTTATCGAAGATGCAGATGCCCTGTCGGGTTGGAACAGTGAAGGCTATGATATTCCTTATACTGTAAATCGTGTTACCAGAATCCTTAGTAAAGACGACACACGTAGATTCTGTTTGTGGAATCAGTATCCCAAGAAGCGTATGTTTGAACGCTTTGGTGCAGAGAATGAAACATATGACTTGATTGGTCGTGTGCATATGGACTATATGCAATTGTATCGCAAATATACCTATGAAGAACGCCATAGTTATAGTTTAGATGCCATTGCTGAATACGAGTTACAAGAAACTAAAACAGTGTTCGAAGGCACCTTGGATCAACTGTATAATCAGAACTTTAAAAAGTTTATTGAGTATAACAGACAAGATACAATGATTCTTGCCAAGCTAGACAAAAAGCTAAAGTTCTTAGACCTTGCCAATACCTTAGCACATGAAAACACCGTATTGCTACAGACTACAATGGGTGCTGTGGCTGTAACTGAACAGGCTATTATCAATGAAGCACATGAACGTGGCATGGTTGTGCCAAACCGTAAAGAACGCTACAGCGACGAAGATACACAGGCCGCAGGTGCCTATGTTGCTTATCCCCGTAAAGGCATCCACGAATACGTCGGGTCAATAGACATCAACAGTTTGTATCCAAGTGCGATTCGTGCGCTCAACATGGGACCAGAGACCATTGTTGGACAACTACGTCCTATTATGACTGATCGTTATATTCAAGACAAGATGCGCGGTGGTTCGAGTTTTGCTGCGGCATGGGAGGGCTTGTTTGCCACATTAGAATATACCGCAGTTATGAACATGGAGCCTGGAACAGAAATTACCATAGACTGGCAAGATGGTGAAGAGTCGGTTCACAGTGCCGCTGATGTTTGGAAAATTATTTTTGACAGCAATCGTCCTTGGATGATTACCGCCAATGGCACAATCTTCACTTTTGAAAAAGAAGCAGTTATTCCAGGGCTACTAAAACGCTGGTATGCTGAACGTAAAGAAATGCAGGCCAAGCTCAAACAAGCAACAACACCAGAAGATGAAGAATACTGGGACAAGCGTCAGTTGGTCAAGAAAATTAATTTGAACAGTTTGTATGGCGCTATTCTCAATCCTGGTTGCAGATTCTTTGATAAACGCATTGGACAATCGACCACACTTACTGGTCGTGCCATTGCCAAGCACATGGATGCCCATGTAAATGAGTGCATCACCGGCAAGTATGATCATGTAGGCGAAGCTATTATCTATGGTGATACTGACTCCTGCTACTTTACTGCTTATCCTGTTCTACAAAAAGAAATAGAAGCAGGCAACATGCAATGGTCAAGAGAAATCGCTGTTCAACTGTATAATAGTATTGCTGATCAAGTTAATGAAAGTTTTCCAGGCTTTATGGAAACTGCGTTTCATGTACCACGTGAGATGGGGTCAGTGATCAAAGGTGGGCGTGAGATTGTTGCTTCAAAAGGATTGTTTATTACCAAGAAGCGGTATGCTGTCATGTATTATGACAAGGAAAACAAGCGTGTAGACACACACGGCGAGCCCGGTAAAGTAAAAGCCATGGGTCTTGATTTAAAACGTAGTGATACTCCCAAGGTTATTCAAGAATTTTTAAGTGAAATTCTTAACGAGGTGTTAATTGGCACAAGTCGTGAGCAAATCATTGAAAAGATTCGCGAGTTCAAATACAAGTTTAAAGAGCGTCCAGGTTGGGAGAAAGGCAGTCCAAAACGTGTCAATAACTTGACCAAATATGGCAAGGAAGAAGAACGTCTAGGCAAAGCCAACATGCCCGGACATGTGCGAGCGGCACTTAACTGGAATAACCTACGTCGTATGAATGGCGACAAATATTCAATGCAGATTGTTGATGGCATGAAAACTATTGTATGCAAGCTCAAACCTAATCCACTGGGATGGACTAGTATAGGTTACCCTACAGATGAAACTCATATACCACAGTGGTTCAAAGACTTGCCATTTGATCATGCCGAAATGGAAACCACTGTGGTAGATCAAAAATTAGATAATTTATTAGGTGTGTTGGAATGGGATTTGAAGTCAGCTACCAACACAGAAAATACTTTCCAATCACTGTTTGAGTGGTAACATGAATTTAATCGAATTAATACGCCTAAATAATCGCCTAGAAGAGTCAACTATGCGCGACCTTCAACAACAATCTAGCGGTAGATTTGAGTTGATTATTGATCGTATTGACGTGCCGGAGGCTGGTGTTGATGCCGGTTATCAACAAAGATTAAAAGAAAAAAATCATGCATTACAATCAATGTTTGTCAGTCTTGAAGAAGAATTAAAGGATTTAAAATCTGAAGTGCAACGGTTAATTGCTGATCAAGGACAGGCATGGTTGCATAGAAATTATACCGAATATGAAAAATATTTAGAAACTGCCTATGCACAAACAGAAGAGTATCTAGGACTACACCGTAATAAACCAATTAGACGAGATGCAGAAACAGAATCAGTATTAAAAAGTCGCGTGGCCAAATACTGCGACTGGAAGCATCCGGCTATGGTTATACATCCAATGATGGAACCATTTATACACGAAATGACAGCAAGCGATCCGTTGTATCTAATAGATGAAAGTCATTACTTGTTAGATCCCACTATGGAACAGTTTAACCCGGTGTATCAAAATAGGTTGCGTCCTTATGTAATCAACGAATCATTCAATTACCCTATTTTAAATAGACTACCTGATCAACAAATTGGTTTTTGTTTAGTTTATAATTATTTAGATTATCGACCATTTGAATTGGTAAAAAAATATCTTGAAGAAATCTACCAAAAATTGTTACCAGGCGGCGTCGTGGCCATGACATTCAATGACTGCGATCGATATCAGGCCATGCAAGCAGTTGATCAAGGCATCACCGGTTACACTCCGGGCTCATTGGTTAAAGGTTGGGCCAACTATTTAGGATTTGAAGAAATATTTTGTCACCAAACTGGCGGTCCTAGTGTATGGATAGAATTTCGAAAACCTGGCCAGTTAACTTCATTGCGCGGTGGTCAAAGCCTAGCAAAAATATTACCTAAACCCGTTGCAAAATCTAAATAAACCACGTATAATCAAACACAAGGAGAAATATATGAAAGATCATTTACTAGACTTAGTAGAACACACACATAAATTGGGCGTTATTGACCTGGTCAAAATCACAGGTGATGACAAATCCACTGACATCTTTGGCATTGCTGAAGACCGCAGTGTAATTGTAGAAGGCAAGTATACTAATCCGGTGCCAGAGTTTATTGGCTTGTTTGGTATGCCAAATTTGAACAAACTTAATATTTTATTAAACTTGAGTGAGTATAAAGAAAATTCTAAACTCACTGTTACCAAACGTGCAGACGGTCAACCTGATGGTATTAATTTTGAAAATGCCACCGGCGATTTTAAAAATAACTATCGCTTTATGGCCAGTGAAATCGTAACAGAAAAGGCCAAGGCAGTCAAATTCAAGGGTGTTAATTGGCACATTGAGTTTGAGCCAACTGTGGCCGCTATCCAACGTTTGAAAATGCAGGCCAGTGCCAATGCCGAAGAACTTAACTTCCAGGCAAAAACTGCAAACGGCAATTTAGAATTTGTATTCGGCGACCACTCTACCCACTCGGGCAACTTTGTATTCCACCCAGGCGTTCAAGGCACACTCAAACGTGCATGGTCGTGGCCTATCAAGACTGTCATTGGTATTCTTGATTTAACTGGTGACAAAACATTCAAGATCAGTGATGACGGTGCAGCCATGATCACTGTAGACTCAGGTCTAGCTGTTTATAACTATATCATTCCAGCACAAAGCAAGTGACCCAAGATAATTTAACAGCCAAGCAAAACGATTACGCTGTATTCTTGCCAGCTATATCGGGTTTCTACGCCACCTACATAGGTAAACAACGTGATCCTGTGAATGGACCTTATGTGGATCCTGCTCGTATGCCACAAGGTATCAAAGACATGGAACAGATGAATTGGCTTAACAGTGCCAAAGGTCTGTTTCCATATCAATGGTCATTGTATTCAGGTGGTCATGCTAACTTGGATTTGAATAAACAGGACTGGTCAGAAGACATGGTGCGTAATCGTGAACCTGGTACAGTAAT